GTTGTGCGTGGTGGAGGGCTGCCGTGTGATGGTGGAGGACGTGTACTTCAAGGAAGAGTGCATGGACAACATCGTGACGCGGTACAGCCGGCTCCCTCGGTGGTTGGAGTGGCTTCTCTGGTTCTATGAGCCGAAGGAGAAGCTATTCCACAAGTACTGAGGGGGTCCGGTGAGGGTGCGTGGCTGCGACACACGCGTTGATCCCGTCCTTCTGGGACGGGCGCAGCGTGAGTGTGGTGGCAAGTTGTGCGCGCGCCGGAACGGACTGCCAACCAAAACCAGGGTTTACACTGTTGTCCCTGGTTTTGGTCCGAGTAACAACCTCGGAGTTTATAACAATAGTGTCAACGCCGTTGAGCGCGCGTTTGTGGAGCGTTACTTCCTCTGCAAGCACCCAGATGGGTTTAAGCCTGCGCTCCGGCCTCGAGCTGGACAATTCAGTACGAAGTGGTTTGAGAGTTTTCGCCGCGACTGCCTGAGACACATGCCCTACTTGCCCGTGCTAACGTTCGATGAAACATTGAACCTTTTCCCGGCCAACAAACGCAAGGTGTATCAGGCTGCTCTCAATAGCTATAGTACCCAGGGCCCGGTTACAGTCGTCGACTCACGACTGAAGCCGTTTGTCAAGTTCGAGAAGCAGGATGTTGCTCAGGCGCCTAGGATCATCAATCCGCGGTCGCCACGCTACAACCTGGAGGTTGCACGTTACCTCAAGCACTTTGAACACCACATGTTCAATGCCATTAACGCAGCATATGGAGCACACACGGCTTCGACAGTGATCAAGGGCATGGACGCAAATGCGTCCGCAGACTGTTTGCGCGAGAAGTGGGATCGGTTCGCCGACCCCATCGCGATTGGACTGGATGCGTCAAAATTTGACATGCATGTTTCACCCGCAGCACTCCGGTATGAGCACACGTACTACAACCAGTATTGGCAGTCAAAACGACTTGCCGAACTGTTGGAAATGCAGTGCCATAACGCCGGGAGAGCGCGGTGTGATGACGGTTACGTTGACTTCAAGATGAAAGGGACGCGGTCGTCCGGTGACATGAACACGTCACTAGGCAACTGCATCCTTATGTGCGCCATGGTCTACTCGCATGCCAAGGAGGTTGGTGTGAGGGTCGAGCTAGCGAACAACGGTGATGATTGTGTGGTGTTCATGGAGCGCGCCGATGAAGCGCGCTACCGTGAGTTGCTTGTGCAGTGGTTCGACACGAAGGGATTTGTGATGAAAGTCGAGCCAACAGCGCACGAGTTCGAGGAGATCGAGTTTTGCCAGACGCACCCAGTTTTTGTAGGTGGTGGTTGGCAGATGGTTCGGGACCCCAGAGCTTGTTTGAGGAAAGATGTGATGTGCCTCCGGACGGTGCAGAATGAGAGAGTGTTCCGGAAGTGGATTTGGGCGGTGGGTGACGGGGGTTGTAACGCTAATGGTGGCGTACCCGTCCTCTCCGCTTTTTACCGCCGACTGAGGAACCATGGGGTGGAAAACAACCAGTTTAAGGACTTGGTATCCCCGCACCGATTTGCGAGCGTGAGTAGGCGATGTACGGAGGTCACACCAGAAGCTAGAGCGAGCTTCTGGGTCGCCTTTGGCCTTACACCGCCTGAGCAGGAGGCGATCGAGCGGCTCTTGATGAGCCGGCCGATTGGCGATGTTGATTGGAATGAAATAGAACGCGAAGACCTTGACATTGAGCTTCCCGGGACTCAATTGTTATCATGGTAAAGAAACGCAATCAACGACGCCGCAATCAGGCACGCTTAGGACAGGGGCGTGTCGCGATGGCCAAACTACCTAGTCCATTCAACCGCTTGTCGGACGACAGCACCACACTCAAGTGTCGTGGTGTTCTCGACCTGACTGCGGGATCAGTCGTCACCAGTGGGTACATGGCTTTGCAGCCAGGTGCCCGCGTGTTCTCGACGCTCTACAACTTCGTTGCAACTCTCGATGCAATGGCGGGTCTATACAAGCAATTCGTTGTCAATCGTATGACAGTGAAGCTGATTCCCACCATCCCCCTCACCTCCGGCGCGATGATCGCCGTGGGGTTTGAGCCGACAGACAACGGAGAGAATAGAACGCCGGACGCATACGTGGACGTTCTGATCTCCAAGCACCACGTAACAACGAACCAAACTGAGGAACGAAGTTTTAC